AGCAACAACAGCGGTCCAGGTAACGCCATTGTTTGTACTGCGCATAACTTGGTTTGTTCCATCAATAGCGACAGCCACCCATACACCATTTCCATAGGCGACGGAATACCATTGATTTTGTTCGGCAGCAACAACGGTGGTCCAGATAACGCCATCGTTTGTACTGCGCATGACTCGATTGGTTCCGGTTTGAGAGACAGCTATCCATACACCATTCCCGTAAGCGACGGATCGCCATACATTTTGTTCGGCAGCAACAACAGCGGTCCAGGTAACACCTCTCGTTTGTGGAAAATTATAGACGTTGAAATCGCCCAAATTGCTGTCGTTTGTTAGTTTATCAATTACATTTACCAAGTCTTTGTCTAGTGCAGTTTTGTATCCATACCTAGTATCAATCAAATAATTTTGACCACTAACAATTGTCGAACCTGTAAAATCGATTTTTTTTCCGGTAAAAACTTGTGTCAATACTGGATCTGCAACTTGTCCAACAATGTTGATGATTGGCTCCGCCGGAACTTGACCATTGTATTGAACAGTTGTCGTAGCATTCACTGGTAAAACCACAACCGTTGTTGTTTCTTTGCGCCAAAACGGATTATGACATTCCAGTTGAACAGCAAATGACTGAGCGGCACCAAATCGGTCATTGATCGAGTCAGGAAAATCGATAATGTTTACGACCTCACCATCAATCAGACGGACCGCTCCATCATCACGAACCACTTTTAGCGTAACCGTTTCGCCCTCAATTCCTTTCCACAGATTGTAAATGTCATCACGCCTGGCATCTGCAAGCGCCAAACTGGTGGACTCAGCATGAAACACTAGCGAGATAATTCGCTTGTCATATCGAAATGCATAAAATGTTTCTCCCTGCTGAAACGGTCCACGAATCGAGATGTTTCGTTTGGGCGGAGCTCCTATATTGTTGGCAGAAACTCGGTAGGATATCGTTCCGCCGCTTATTTGTGTTTCTGTATCTCCACGAATCACGTACCAAGTCTGAGCCATTATGCTATTTGGCCTCCGTACAATAAATTCAGCAACTGAATGTCCTGCTGGACATTCTCCGTAGAACGCATAGTCTGATAGCTGAGGTAAAAGTTATTGTTTGTGGTCTGCACGATTTGATTGGCGGCGCCGGCCATAGCTCGTTCGGTGGTTGGCATTTCCGCCGTCACACCAATCGCTAGCCCTTTCATCAGGTCTTTTCCCAGCCCGGCCATCCATTTGGATGGTGAATCTCGATCAAATATATTGTCGATGGTATCTTTGATATTTTGGAAAAATCTTTCAAAATTGGTCATAATCCAGCCGATATTATCCGAGATACCTTTCCAAAAACCATATATGACATCAGCACCAAATCCGACTAGTGCTTCAAATCTTCCAGTTCCATTGTTCCATCCCAATACATTTCGGATTGTAGAAAGAAGTTTATTCGGCAAGTCTCTTACATAAGTTGCAAATGCAGCTAGTCTTTCCGGATCTGATATTGCATTTCTGAAGAAATTTACAACATCACGTCCCCAGTTAGCGGCTTCTGATGTTTTATGGCCTATGTTTGTCAAAACGGCGGTCCAAATGCCAGCAGCACCTGTCTCAACAGTTGATTTGATACCTAACTGAGTAGCTAGATTGCCGACGATGTTCATGCCCCAGGTTGATGCAACGCCGACTTTGTTGCCAATTTGACTTTGGATCGACGTCCAGATAGCAGCAGCATTTGTATCGAGCGTCGGCTTTACGCCCAGCCAAGTAGCTATATTGCCGACGATGTTCATGCCCCAGGTTGATGCAACGCCGACTTTGTCACCGATATTGGTTGTGATCGACGTCCAGATAGCAGCGGCATTTGTATCGATCGTTGTCTTAATGCCTAGATGAGTGGCTAGATTTCTAACGATGTGGGTGCCCCAATCTATTGCCGCACCGACTCTGTCGCCGATATTGGTTGTGATCGACGTCCAGATAGCAGCGGCATTTGTATCGATTCCTGTCTTGATACCTAGCTGAGTAGCTAGATTGCTAATGATATTACTGCCCCAAGTTATCGCCTGGCCGACTTTGGCGCCGATATTGGTATTGATCGACGTCCAGATAGCAGCGGCATTTGTATCGATTCCTGTCTTGATACCTAGCTGAGTAGCTAGAAATCCAACAATATTAGTTCCCCAGGTCGTCGCTTGGCTAACTTTGTCACCGATGCTGGTTTTGATTGACGTCCAAATGGCAGCGGCGTTCGTATCGATTCCTGTCTTGATACCTAGCTGAGTAGCTAGAAATCCAACAATATTAGTTCCCCAGGTCGTCGCTTGGCTAACTTTGTCACCGATGCTGGTTTTGATTGACGTCCAGATAGCAGCGGCATTTGTATCAAGTATCGTCTTGATACCTAGCTGAGTAGCCAGATTGCTAATAATGTTGGCGCCCCAGGTCGTTGCTTGACCGACTTTGGCGCCGATATTGGTATTGATCGATGTCCAGATGGCAGCGGCGTTCGTATCAAGCGCCGTCTTAATGCCTAGCTGAGTAGCTAGATTGCTAATGATGTTGGCGCCCCAGGTCGTCGCTTGACTAACTTTAGCGCCCACCTCCGTGCTTAGGACGCCCCAAGCCGCTTGAGCTTTTCCTCTTAGAGTCGTTTTGTCTTCCATTGCATCTGACATTTTAGACAAAACATCTTTGCCCCATTGCGTGACGCTATCTATTTTGTCACCGATATGTGTTTGGAGCGTTGCCCAAACTGATTTGGCGGCATCGGCAATGTCATCCATGATTTTGTCATTTGTGAACCCAGTGCGGAATGCGCGGATTATATCTGTGCCAATTTTTTTCACCGTATCGATAGCATCATTAAGGCTTTTGAATATGTGGTCCTTTAATGCGTCCAAGTTCACATCGATTCCGGCAAGGTCAAGTAGCCCCTGTGCTATACCCAATATGATATTGATCGAAATGCTCAACCCAAGACGATACAGTTCCGCCACAATATTCAGTATTGCTATTGAGATCGACTCTAGCAATGCCAAAAACAATGGGCCTATTTCCGGAATAACATCATTGACCATCCAGTCAATAAATATTCCGGCCCATTCGCCGACCATCGAAGACAAATCCGTCTCGCTCTTTTCGCCCTCCGCTGTAATGCCCTGGACGAAATTTGTGAGCTGACGAATCGCATTGGGTATGGCCTCGCCAATCCAGCTGGCAAGCTCGATTCCCCATTTCAATAATTGTGCTATCCATTTTGGTAAATTTTCACCAAGAAAACCGAGTAGTTGCTGACTCCATTCGCTTAGCTTTCTAATGGCAATAGGTGCGACATCTCCGATCCATTGCCAAAGTGCACGCCCCCATTCTTTCAGTCTTTCTATCCAAGACGGAAGATTGTTTTTCACCCAGCCGATAATCTGGCTAGCCCATTCTTTCAAATTCTGAATGGCAACAGGCGTGAATTCTTTGATCCATTGCCAAAGTGCAAGTCCCCATTCTTTTAATTTCTCTTTCCATGCCGGCCAGTTTTGTTTTATCCAGTCGCTAATCTGGCCTGCCCAGTTTTTCAATTCTTTAATAGCGGTAGGAGTGACTTCCTTAATCCATTCCCAAAGTGCTAATCCCCAATCTTTGAGGTTATCGATCCAGTCCGGAAGATTTGTTGTTATCCAGGAGAATAAGGCGCCGCCCCATTCCTGCAGTTTTGCGATTACAGTAGGCGTCGCCTCGACGATCCATTGCCAAAGCGCATTGCCCCAGATTTGCAGCTGGGCCATCCATGTAGACCAGTTTGCTTGTATCCAGGCAAACAAAGCGTTGCCCCATTCCTGCAGTTTTGCCAAAACTACAGGTGTTGCTTCGACAATCCATTGCCAAAGCGCACCGGCCCAAGTTTGTAGTTGGGTCATCCATGCGGGCCAATTCGCTTGTATCCAAGCAAACAAAGCGCTGCCCCATTCCTGCAACTTTGCGATTGCAATAGCCGCTGCCTCGACAATCCATTGCCAGAGCGCGTTGCCCCAAATTTGCAACTGAGCCATCCATGCGGGCCAGTTCGCCTGTATCCATCCGAATAAAGCATCGGCCCATTCTTGCAATTTCGCCAAAACCACGGGCGTCACCTCGACAACCCATTGCCAAAGCGCACCGGCCCATTGATTGAGAATTCCCATCCAGTACGGAAGAAACGATTGTGTTAGCGAAATAAGCTCGCTGAAAAGCCTCGTAATTCCTTCGCTTAACGAAAACGCGCCTATGGCTACACCATTGACAAATCTAGTGAATACATCGCCGGCTCTACCGATAAAATCTCTAATGCCGCCAAAATTAGATTCGAATGCGTCACGCAAAACACGGATGGCAGCTACAATAGCAACAACCAAAATGATGATGGGCGCCATCGTAGCCACAAATGAAATTATGGCAGGAATGACAGTGGCGGCAATCGCGACACCAATTGCAATCAAAACATCCTGCCAGTGCCCCATGTCAATCAGCAGGAATTTAATTGATGCTATAAGCTCGCCGATTGCAAGAACGGGAGTCCATATCGCTAGAGGCATGCGTGTAAGCGAATCGGAAAGACTATTGCCCGTGATAACCACATCGATAAAATACCTGGCCAGATCAATAATGATATCTATGAATGCGCCGATTGCATGAACAGGTTCCCAGATTGCAGGTGGAAGTTTGAACAAGTACTCATTCACTGCATTCGATTCAATAAGCAGCGCGCCAAAATACTTGGCCAGATCGATAACGACATCTATGAATGCACCGATTGCATGAACAGGTTCCCAAATTGCAGGTGGCAATTTGAACAAGTGTTCATTCACTGCATCCGATTCAGTAATCAGTGCGCCAAAATAACTTATCAGCACAGTGAGCACTGAGGCAAACGCACGAAACATTTCAATGACGGCTGGCCCATGTTGATTTGCAAGCCCCGTCAACGTTTCCACGATATTACGGAATAATGGCAAAAACGCATCACCGATACCAATCAGCAATGTATCAATTACGCCCTGCAGAATTTCCATTGAGCCGCTAAACGTGTCCATCCGTGTGGCCGCCGATTGATCCGCGTCCACCTTGGCGATATTTTGTGCCAAATTCAAAAATCCTTCAGCACCAGTATCTGCGATGGCAGTCGCCGCTCGAATGGCATCAGAGCCAAATATCGTGTTTAGTGTTGCTGCTTTTTGCTCATCTGACAATCCAGAGATGGAATTCTGTAAAATACCAGCAATCTCCGACATGCTCTTCATCGAGCCATCGGCATTGAAAAATGCATTTTGGCCCTGCTGCATTGAGGCCGTTACTATCATGAGCTGGTTATTGAGCTTTTCTGATTGTTCAGCAAAATCGGCAGATGTTGGGTCTAATTCCGCAATTCGCTCCTTCAGCTTATTGGCTTGATTTTGCGCTTTTTCCATTTCGTCAGTAGTCATGCCGGTAAACAGCCCGATGTCACGCATGGCATTGGCTGCATCCTCGGATGCAGGCACCAGACGACTGAGCAGTGTTTTGAGCGATGTTCCAGCGTCGGATCCGCTGGCAAACGATGGTGAAATGGCGGCGATGGTAGTGTTTAGGTCATCGAATGAAACGCCCAGTGCGGACGCCACACCACCAACGGCGGCAAGAGCATACTGATAGTCAGTAATCCCGAACTTGCTGGCAACAGTAACGCCCGTGATCTGATTAACCGCTTGCTCCATGTCTGTTGCGGAAATGTTAAATAATTTCATGGCGTCGGATGCTATTGCAGCGCTGAGCGCCATATCGCCCCCAGTCGCATTGCTGAGCAAAACGACATTGCGTGCGGCGCCGCCCATGATCTCATCCATAGTGATACCAGATTGGGCCAGCTGCATAATTGCTTCTGACGCTTCAGTGGCATTCACTTTCAGTTTCGGGTCTAGACCGAGTTCGGTAATTAAATCTTTTAGCGGACCGACTTCATCTTTGGTGACACCCATCACGGCTGCAATATTCGCAATGCCCTGTTCCAGGTCCGAGGCTTTGCTGACACCTACACCGATAGCAGCGGTAAGTCCGCCAATAGCAACGCCGGTGGCAGTTGCTAACCCTGCCACCGTCGCCGTCGCCGCGCCACCTAGTTTGCCGAGACTTTTTCCGATGTCATCGATTACACCGGAAGCGTTATCGTCAGCATTGACAACGATTTTCATCGTTTCTTGGGCCATCTATCGCCTCTTCATTCTCTCAATGCTGGCTCTACGTCGCTCGACCGCCGCTTCCACACTCATGACGGTAGTGATTTCCTGCAGTTGCTTCCACGGTATCTCATCCAACTCAGACGGCGTCCATCCAAATTTCTCCATGAGCCTGTACCGCAGCAATGGGATGGGCGTCCCGGTATTCGTCCACATTGCTGCGGTAAGACTCAATTTTAGTTTGGGTCAGTACCAGCTAGCTGCCGCATAATGTCCGCCAATGCATTTTTCAGATGGCGAAATGGAATCTCATGAAGCGATTGCAGAGTCTGTCCCTTATACTCGATACTGGTTACGCTTTTACCGATAATGTCAATGATGGTTTCCATTGACTCTGCGGTTTTTTCGTTTCGCGCCAGAAGTTCCTGACTCTTCATGATTGTCAACATCTGGCCCGTCGTGAGACTATCAGTATCAAGCGAAATGGTTAGTTCGTTACTCATTATGCGGTTGTGCTCTTCAGAATATCAGGCGTGATAACGGAAAACGTAAACATGAGCGGGTCGCCGCTGCTGGCTTCTGCGCTGGGCGGAGTACAAGAAACAATCGGAACCATTACCGGATTCGCACGGGCAGAATTCGTAGTCGCATACTGCTGCTTGCCTGTACCGGTTCCCGCATATGTCCAGCGCAATGCTACAGTTTTATCGGCGCCCTTGAACCGGTCCCATAGAGCGTCATATGGTTGCGAATCCGCATCGGTATAGACAATGCTGAATTCCACAGTAAATGGTTCCGTCTTGTTGCTTCCCGTGACAATAGCAGCGTCGCCATCCATTGTCATGGCAGTACCGGTCACCTGTTCGCCACCGCTGATAGAGACGGAAGCGGCATATCCGCTAATGTCAACCCAAGTCCCTGCCGTGCCAGATGCATTGAGGCTATATTCAATTTCCGTGATGCTTCCGGCCAAAGCTGATGTTGTCTGAGCCATGATTATTTTCTCCTCGCGCTGGTGCGCTCTTCAACGATTCCTACTGATTCCATTGTCGATTCGGGCGCCGGGAATAATGCCGGCTCTGCAACTGGTGGCTGGCGTATGATGCTTCCAGAAGCCAGCAACCCGGTAGCTTGTTCGTCAGTCAAGAAAACTACTTCGCCCGGCTGATAATATGCATTCTCTGCACGAATAAAAAGCCGGTTAACGCAGATATATTGCCCTTGACCTGACTCTGTTTGTATCTGCTGTGCTGTCAACATTTCTCCCTCTATCATATAAAATGGCTCTTCACGTGCTGGCCACACGATTCTATTGCCATCATCCAAAATATGCCCGACGATACATCCGCAATCGTGTGCAAGTTTGTAGCCCGCCCTGATGCAATCCAAAGCAAAAAACCAATCATCAGCACATGGATGGTTTGGTTCGCGCCGAAATGGTATCGATTCAATGACGTGTCGATGAATCAAAGTGCATCCAAGACCCACGCCTTGCGTTTGCACTACGTTGCCCCACGCTCTAGACACGGTCGCCGAATTGCGAGCATACGTAATCCCGCGCGCTGTTGTCGTTTCGATATTTGCTAGCCACAAATACGGATACCTGCGATTGCAATATAGCCCATGGCTTACATCCGCATCAATGGCGACAAGACGATGCAGCGTATCTGGTGGAATTACATTATCAAATTCCAACGACAGTACAGCATCGTATTTGCCATCAATTGCAATACTCGCCATTTTGTGGTGCTTTTGTACGAGCTGGTCGAATGGCAGAAGGCGTGAATCGATTCCATCATCTATGATTTTCACAATGTCCACATGATGGCCAGTCATATCAAGTGCATTGAATGATGCTTGCGCTTGCGGGCGAATACCATATAGCGGATGCGTTGCAATGGAAATAAGTATTTTCATACGGTCAACTCTATCACGGTTATTGTCATGACAAATCCAGTGTACGGTTGCCCGTTGTAAACCAGATTGTCCGCATTGCCATACGCGATATCGGCGCCCGTCATTACGCCTGAATCTTGCGTCTGCAGAATGCGTACATTGTCAGCAAGATGTCGATTCGGAACAATGAGATTGCTCATGGCATCCAACAATTCAATCGTCAGGTCCATTCGTATTCTGGATGTCGCCTGGCCGAGTACATCCACAAAACATGAGAGCAGGTAATCTCGTTGTATTTTGCGAAACGATGTGCTGGTTGGAGTCACACGGTTGCTGATTGGTGTTGCCGTTGCTGAAGACGCAAACGTAAGCACAGCTGGTAGTTTTGCAGTATCTAGCGAAGACGGATACCCGACCTGCGGGGCATACCGAATGCCAGTAATCGTCGAGGCTAGATTCTGCAAAAGCGCAATTGTTCCAGTTACACCGGTCATATTTTTCTCTCATACGACCGCAGCAGCATGGACACATCGCGGGGCATGCCTTGCGGCACCTCCATCACGCCGGCGCCGGGGATCGCCACGACGTCGAATGTGTTGCTGTCTTTTTGACGGTACATGTACGCCGCCATACGAATCGTCGCCTGCACAATATCGGCCGGCGCTGTTACGCTGTATGCCCAGCGCCCAGTTATGCTAATGGCATTTTCCGGGTCTTGGTCGTATGTCCAGTACAACCCGCTGTTCAATTTGAAGCGTACCCCGTACCAAGGCGTGTAATTGCGCGGATTCGTCACGTACGCGCTACCAGCAACAGTCGTGCCATCACCATTGGTAATTGTTGTTATCTGACATAGGTCCAGGCCGTAAGGCGTCCAGTCGAGCACCATGTAATGTTCTGATGTATCTCGCTCCGCATCAAAATACTTCGTGCTGTCTGCCGTCGCCTCGAATGTGCGATGCACGTGCTGATCAATAGCTGATTGCGCACGCGTCAATAACGATTCCATCAATGGATCATCGTCATTTACATCGATTCCCAAGTATGCACGAAGTTGTGCGATTGATGCGTATGCCATTAGATCATCGCCAGATAAACCAAGTCGTCGCCGGCATTGTTACAAATGCGATAGAACACATTGAGATTATCTACGTACAGCCATTCGGTTTCTTGACCTGCATCAAGCTCCCAGCCCGAAGTCGTATCGGTGGCGCCGTTCGGGACGGTCACGCCAGAACCACCGATATAGACATTTCCGGAATTATCTGCAAGTGCCTTGAACTTTACCTGATAGCACGTAACATCTGGCATTTGTACAGCGGTTGCTGAGCCAGCGAGTTCACCCGTTTTGACCGTAGCAAATGTTCCAGGCTCTTCCCGTATCGAACCATTCGCAAGCCTGACAACCGGAATACTCATACTATGCCACCTTGCGGCTGATCGCTTGGCCGATGATATAGATGGCTTTGGCTGCCGCGGTATTCGCTTGTACGCCGATGTACGGTTTCAAGTCGGTGGCATCAGCCAAAGCGGTAGACGTTTCGACAAGCGTGCCATTGATATAGAATCTGGCGATTCGTGACGAATCAATTGCCACACGTAATCGATATGTCGTGCTGACGGCTACGGTTACGCCTGAATCTGTGGCCGTATCAGTTCCACCGATACTATAAATGGCTTGCCACTTTCCACTATTCGTTGCTGATGCATAGCGGAAAAATGCCTGATTATTATCGGTGGCAGTCACTGATGTGTTCGTCAGTTTGAGCCCTGCCCAAATCGTCATGTCGCTAATTGATGCTGCAGTACGGATCATGCATTCCCAGATTGTTTCCTGATCCGTGCCCCAGGTGACCTGTTCCCATGCAGACTGATTAGCATCCAGATGCGGAACCAAAATCATTTGGTCATTATCGGCGCCGGCCGTGGTAAACGTAATGCCGCCCTCTGCATAAAATGTGCTTAGGGCAGATGTGCCATTCGTGCCGAGCACTTCAAAATTCGGATCGGCAATCTCGCGCACTGCTTCTGTGGCACTATTGATATCCGCATTGATTCCTGGCTTGCCACGCTGGCCAGCTTGCCAACTCAATTCGTAGCGACTCGATAGCGCGTTGAATCCGGTCAAAGTATAGTCGCCGGAAAGAACTAATGGCACGCCTTCGAACTGGATGCTAGCGGTTCCGTTTGCATATTTCTGAGCGAACTTTAGATTCCCGCTTGTCCAGTTTGACTTAACATTTGCTACTGTCATCTCCATCCTCCTCGGTTTCGGCGGTGGTTCCGCCATGGCGTGGACACGTATCCAGGTGGGTTCGGTATCCACCAACAACTTTTACATATACGCGCGTATATAGAAAAGTTGTGTGTGGATACCAGACCCACGTGGATACGTGTCCACGGATGCTAGTCAACGATGGCCGAAGCCAACGGATAACCTGTGTAACGAGGGACGCCAACGAACGTGATGTTCACCGTATTGCTGGCATTTCCGCCACTATCGTCCAGATAAACACAATCAAAACCAGCGCTCAACGCATCCGGATCAATCTCGAATACCACAAGCTGATCGGGGGCCACACCGGTATCAATTGTGTAAGTTTTGGCCGCCGTGGTCTGCACGAGAACGTCGCTGGTGGTGCCGACATCGGTGTCAATGTAGATATCCACATTGTTCGCAACCGTCTGAGCGCTTCCCTTTGCGACAGTTTTAGCTTCCTTGACCGTCAACACCAAATCGGTGTCGGCGGCGCCACGATGCGCAACAATAAACGCTCCGCGGTGGAAATTCTTGAGCGATACAACATCACAATCCACGGCATTAGCCGCACCCTGAAAACAATGGACGATCTTGTGCGTCTGAGAAATTTGCATGCTATCCTCCGTTATGCCCGCGTTGCCAAAGCAACAAATGGCGACTGCGTAGCGCTGCCCTTGAATGGAGTCAGCGTGTCATGCCATGCCGGCTGTCCATCCACACGATACACGAATCGGTAGGCGGTTTCATCCGTCAGGAACTGAACATGGATGCTGGTCTCTGCCTGCAAGCCGCCCTTTTCAATCATGATATACTGGCTCAGATCTGCCAGAATTACATCACCCACAGTACCTAGCGTTGCGCTGTATTCAATCGGAACAATAGGCCGTCCCAAAAGCGTACCGAATGGCGCTCCGCTAATGCCGTTTGCCGGCAGGTAAACCGGCATGCCACCAGTGCCAACAGGCATATCCAGCGCAAGCAGTTGCGGCTCGATGTCCTGATTGATATACCATACCGCATTAGCGCGTGACCGGCTCCACATCCGTGACCACATTTTGAAAATGTTGTTAGTCACAAGCGTGTTCGCTGCCTGCCCGGTTTCTTTCGCTACGGTAACTAGCGCGGGGCTTTGCAGAATACCAAGCGGCTGGCCAGCACCCGTGCCATTAATGATTGAATCCTCAATCAGAAACATGAGCTCTTCGCTGAAACCCTGCGTCATGATATTGCCAAGCGCAGTGGTATCAGCAAGCAGCTCGTCGGTAGCATAAGCAACGCCGGCAAGCTTCTTTAGCTGCAACGTCATCTGCCGAAACTTCGGCTTGGTCGCCAGTTTCGTGCCTGCCTCGGCCAACCAGTAGCCCTGAATTCCACCCCAGCGGCTACCTGTCGCCCGGCTCGTTTCGTCGATTGAATTCATGACAAGCGAATTGCTATTCGCTCCGATTTGGATGCGTCGAGTCCGATTCATGACGGTGCCCATCTCATTCATGCGGCTAAGAATCTCCGCAGTGAATTCTGGCTGAACCAAAAAACCGCCGTCACTTGGTACGCCTTCTGACAATCCAAGCGCCTTGGCGCGCTTTACCTGTGCCATCAGGCGTGGGTCAGCACGATTAGGCCGCATGCACGCCTCGGCCACAGCGAATAGTTGTTCGCCTAGGCTTTTGAATGGAGCATCAGCCATTTTGTCAGTTTCGTCTTCGGTTACCACCAAATGCCCAGCGCTCTTCACTGCTGGTTCATTTTCGAGTTGCGAACGGAAAGCTTTCAGCGCTTCCAGTTCATGACGCATGGCCTTCATTTCTTCTGCATACATTTTCTCGTCCTCATCTTCATACTCTTTTTCGCCATGCCCTACGCCCATCATGTCAAGCTCTTTGAGCATTTGTGCGCGCTGCTTATAATCTTGTGCCGCTGCCAAATCGCCAGATTCGATGGCGGCGCGGGCCAGTGCGATAGCCTCTTGCCACATCATCGGTCACTCCATTTCCAACAAATCTAATTCCAGTGCTAGCAATGCAGCAACCGCGGATGTGTCCGCCTCTGGCGCCGCCTCTTCACAATTATCACATGGCGCAATCAACAAATTGTCGATACCTAAACTTTTGATTGCTGACACGACATTCTCGCTAATCATGCGACTGTCCATCGGTTGCACCGTTAGCGTATCGCGACGCAAAGGCCAGGCTAGTATTTCTCCATCCGTAGCTTTTACGACACTCTCTGATATGGCTTCAGTGCTGGTACCGATTAGGCCGGCATTGATAAGCTCTTCGAGGAATCGAACATATTTATTCCTGCGGTTCAACACGCGTTCAACGAACACGCCTTTCTCATCAACTTGCATGCTTTTCCAGTCTACGCGTCCGAGTACATCGTCGGCTCCCGGTTCGCCGGCTGGTGCGATTCCATGCTCCCAGTCAACCACAACAGCATCAATCTGCGTGTATGGAGATTCCAGAATTGTGTTTGCCGTAAAATATTCTCCGATGCTTCCATCCGCATTGCGTCGTGGAGATGCGATACCCTCAAGATCACGGCCGCCAAACAGAACCATATAGTTGGCGACTCGCAATTCGTCATCTGTTACGGAAATTGCCTTGACCGTGTTTTTGCCCTCTTCGATATCGTACCAGTCATAGCACGCCCAAAACCCAGGCGCCAACGGGTCAGTTTTTTCGCTGCAGCTATGGCGCGATAGAAAGTTCTCACGACGCGCTGGGATGTCTCGTTGCATGGGCAAATTGGGGTCGCCGTAATGGACAAGATACTCTTTGCCATCACGCATCACGGTCCGCATATATTTTTTATCATCACGTGTCGATGGCCTGCGTCCCGTCGCCTGCACCGTCACGCCATTGTACGTGTACCTGCGCATCGCTTTCGTTTCGCTGCTGGTCATAACCGGCTTGCCATCCTCCGGTAGTCCTGTGCGCCGCTTGCGACGGATGAGCCGTTGTCGCTCCGCTTCGGATAGGTTTTCTGCCCGGCTTTTAGGCAGACATTTTGGATACGCTTCCAGATAGTCGTCTTCGGACATCTCATCCGTTGGGCGCCCACATGGCTCATATCCCCCGCCCTCTTTGGGCCGGCTGATGTCAACCCACTCTTCAGCAAACCATTGTGATAAATCTTTATATGCCGCCTTGGATCCCTCATCGCTATCGATAAAATCCATTAGCGTTTCTGCGTCAATCGACTTACCGGATGTGTATCCGCTTTCGTCATCACCATGTCGCTCTGCCACTAACCTAGCGTATTCCTGCACCAACCAACCATTAGCATAAGCGGATGGGTATACACGGTATTTCCGCCTTGCTGCATCACGTGCCCTGCGCCACAATTCTGGATATCGCACATCCTCCGGTACGTCATCAGCGGCTTTGTCTGCTTCGCTCGCATACAATGCCGCAATTTGCGCTTCCGCCTGCGCTCTTGTTTCATGGCAACCGGATACGGAATTGTCGTCATCTTTCACCACAGCAAACCCGCTGCATTCTGTATTATCTGTTTCTACATGCCACGGCATTTTATTTCTCCAACGCTTTCGCAATAGCATCCTGAAATAGCTTTATAATGTGTCCTCGCTGGTCATTGACGACCTGCACATCAGTCTGCCATCTCGATCGATGAATCGGCCTCTGGAATGCCTGGCTCTGCACGAATGGTGCATAAATGATAGTCGACCCCACGCGGCCAACTAACCGGCCGCCCTCTCGGTTTACACGCGTGGTCCAGCTCCTGCCCAATGTGCCGGTTCTGCGATAAGTGGATCCAGGCCGTTGTGCCGGATATTTTGCCAATGCATTTTGCAGTATCATTACGCTCTGCTCCATCGGCGGTTCGATGATATCGTAGATTTTTTCAAGGTCTTTCAATTTTCGCGTGAGCTTCTCGATACCTTCGATTTTTATACTTGTTTTGTTATTGACTGGCATGTCACGCTCCAACCTGCTCAATCACCGGAACAATCCAACATCTGCAACGAGGGTGTGCCGGTGGGTTTTGAAAATTCACCGCGAACTGAGATCTAATTTCTTCATCCAGTGCATTATCGAAATTTCCATCAATTCCGATTATTTGACCATTCAGCGCTCCGCATATCGGACACATCAATTCGTCGTTCGCTGCGCGCCATTCTTTGTATCGGATACCGGCACGTTTGTATATAAGTTGATTTGCCTCTGCATATGCACGCGTCACTTCTGTAGCGGCAATCAATTCAGCGCGCTTAAGACCAAATATCGAAGCCAGATCTTCAGAAAGCATAGGCAACGGCTCTCCATTCCGTATCCATTGCGCTACCGCGGACTGAGTCCTGGCTAGAGTCGTTTCATCAATTCCGATTATCAGCGTTCCTACATAATTTTCTGCCCAGGCGCGGGCATCCTCGTTGACCAATGTCCAATCCAGGCCAAGGCCAACACTTTCCAGCTGGCCGATAGCAACGGCTACGCCCAAGTCCACGCTTTCCAGCAATGCACGACGCAATCGGTCGTATAATTGCTGCTCATCTTGGATGTCACGAACTTGTCGTTCTAGTTCCGCGTCAACATCGCCGATAAAGCTTTCGGCCGCTAACTGCCTGGCCACATTGTATATTGCAGTCTGTTGAGCACGCAGCGCACGCCCGATGTCATCCATCGCCTCACGTTCTAACGCGTTGCGCCGCGTCGGTTCGGACGTATCGAGCGGCACTAAATTCTCATCGTCGTCTTCAGGTTCGGTTATTAAGCCCAGCGCTTTATGGATATGATTGTTCAATGTCGCCGGCGGTGTATCCTCTCCGGCTTTCGTAAAAAAATGATTGCCGTTTGCTTCCTCCATCAAAGCTGATTTTTCCGATTGTGTCAGAATTGACGATTCGAATTGAGCAGGGTCAGGATTACGCCGCTTTTTTGCCCATCTCCTGAACCTCGCAATTTCCGCTCTTTTTTCTTCCGTCATCGATTCGGATTCCTGCTTTGGTGCGGGCAATGCGAGTAATGGCTTTGGTGCGAGCAATGCCGGGGCAGGTTGTGCTGGCGCCGGCTGTGGATCTAAGTCCACATATTCGATTCCGTACGGTAGCGATAGCCCAAGTATTTCGGCGGCCACACTCGGTTTTAATCCAGCCTGCACGTAATTGAGCATGCTGGCGCTTCGTCTTTCTTCATCAGCCTGATAAATCGGCATCTCTTCTGGACGCAATTCCATGCGATAGCCATTTGCATCGAGCAAAGTATCGTTTACCACTTCAACGATATAACTCAATGATGGAATGATGGTCTTATCGTAAAAAGATAAATTGTCCTGTTGCGCCGTGGCGTAATTCGCCGCATTCGACATTACGATTGAGTGCGGTACGCCCAGCGCCGTAGCTATATCCTGTCGTCGCTCTTCGGACAATTCGGCTGTGGCCAGATTCTCCATGCCCTCTCCAACGACAACTGGCGTTACGCCTGCACGCACAGCTGCCGTCTCCCAAGCTTTTTTTGCGCCAGAAAAAAAGCGCTTCCACCACGCCTCGAGTCGCTCCATTTCAGCCGGTGGCGGATTACCCTCGACTGTCAAAAGCGTGGCCTTGATTGCTCCACGTTCGAAAAAATTACTAGCAAACGTATCGATATTGTAGAGCACGCCGGCTGCTGCCATTGCCGCTTGTGCGGGCGGTCTACCCGGCATCGTTTCATGCAGAGGGTTCGGGATTGGAAAATAGACGTAATCGTCCACATCGAACATTTTGCTTTTGCCGTGCGACATAATCCGCTTAAATCCGGTCAGCCCAACGCTTTCGTTGAATTGAGGCGTTACGCTATTCGGAGCGTGCCATTTCAAAGATAGAATGCGCGTTCTGTTCCGCTCGATAAACCAAAATGCTTCTGGCGACAAGCATAAAGCGGCTTCGGTCAACGACAATAGCCTTTTGAATTTCGACAGGTATTGCAATTCATCTGGCGGGTTCGGCTCCGATGATAGCCATACCTCACGATCGCCGCGCATGATTGCCCAGGGAACGCGCGTTATTGAGTTCGCCCGAATATTCACGCACCGATACAGGTAAGCGACAGTCTGGTAATAATTGCCTGCTGCCGTGGCAGCACGCCGGCTGTCCGCCATTTCCGCAGCTTCTGGGGCCAGTTGCGTCCAAGCCTGTTCGGGATACTGGTCCAGAAAAAAAGTGGACTTTCCGTTTGAAATCACGTGCCGATGCGGCATATCATCCTCCGAATAATAATAGTGATCGGCCGCTATGATTCAAGCCGTGCCATGCTAGCGCCAGACTCATGACGCAATCATCGTGCATGCCAGCTGGGGCGCTGTATCGCATCAGGCCAGACGGAAGACGATTCATCTCATACGCTTCCAGCTCTGCAATCAAAGCTTCATTGTCAATTATGCTAATTTCGCGCTTGGCAAAAGCTAGCGCCAAATCGTCTATAGCCAGTGACTTGCTCGCACTTGTCGTTTGGAACGGCACGACTGGCAATCCACTGCGTTGTATCTGCTCAATCAATGGCTCGCCTATGCTATTCGCCTCGGCGATTATGCTGTACGGCATGAATCGCTCATACAATGCAGTCAGCCGTCCGAGTTGCACTTGATAATCGATGCGGTTGAAGCGCTCCATGTGCACCAAAGAGCGCGTTCTGACGTCCATCACGCAAATGACCGTGAAGTCATTTGCTTTTCCCCAGTCGACGCCGAACAGGTAGTCGCTTCCCGGCTGTCCATTTTCCTGCACTGTGGCCGTGACGCAAGAGCGCACGCCAGAAAATACACCGCCCGCATCATCGATAAATTCAGCGAGGAATTCCTGACGAAACGTTCGATCTGGCAGCATATTTTTGGCGGCATCAATCTCCATCTTGTCCAGGTATGGATTATCGTAGCTGGAAAATTGCCATGCTTTCCACTCGTTGTTTTGACTCGAGTTTGCGTTTTGCCATAAACGCCAAAACCAGTTGTGTCCATTGGGCGTGCTGATAAATAACGCACCGCCCTTTTTGTCTGCCAGCGCAGGGCGAAGCGCTTCTGTCCAAGCATCTTCCTTTACAAAAGCGCATTCGTCGACAACGACAAAATGCAATCCCTCACCACGAAGTGAATCCGGATCATCGGCCGACTTAACCTGTATGGCGCCACCGCCCGGCAATGTGACCATGCGTTCGGATTCTCGCACCTCGCATCGAGGTATCTGTTTCGCCATGCGTCGAATCATTCGCCATCCGATAGATGCGACTGGATACGTCGGTGCGACCCACCATGCTAGCCGATTTTTTTGACAGGCTACCGCAATGCAGAGCAACGCGCCAAGCCGTGTCTTGCCCCAGCGCCGGCCACACGCCATAACTCGAAACCGAGCGTCACTATCCCATACTTGCCTCTGCCCAACATGAAGCGCGGGTAGTTCGAGATTAAGCGTCGTTGTCGTCATCGACACCATCGCCCCACGTCAACTTCACGCGCAAGTCATCGCCGTTCCTTCCGGTTATTTCTGTACGCTCGACATAGCCCCGCGCCTTCCCTTGCGTCTTCAGCAGGAAAATGATTGCTGTATTGTCGCCATTGTTGACATTCTGATACAGCCTGCCCTCTGCGATATCAAGCATGCTTTCCCGCGCATCGACCACGGCTTGGCGGCAGACGGCATAACGCTCTATGTAATTACGTACCGTGTTGTCTGCGCATCCAAGATTACGAGCCGCTACCGACACGAATCCCTTTGCTTGCGTCAATGCATCTGCTATTTGCTGAGCCGTATATCGTTCCGTTGCCATATTTTTTAATCCTGCAAAATATACAATATCACAATCTGGCTGGCATTTTGCCAGTAGCCACGTGCCATCTCTCCAGATCAAAAAGTTTTTTGTTCATTCGGTCTCTGGCAGAAATGGAGTCGGGTCTATGTATTCGCCGTTTCGCTTCAATGTCAGATGCAGGTGAGAACCAAAACTATTGCCGGTATTTCCAGCAAGCCCGATGGATTCATCAGAGAAGACGCTTTGGTCTACCTTCACATCAATTCGCGAAAGATGCGCATATGTCGTCGTGTAATCATCAGCGTGCTGGATTACAACAAAATTCCCATATGGATGAGAAGTGTCGGTGGATACTCGCTTGACAATGCCATCCCAGACGGCATAGATGTGCGCCCCTTCTGGTGCACGGAAATCAATTCCCTCATGGCCAGGCAATCCGAATTTCGCATAGAATTCTGGATTCTCGCCGTATCCCTGCGTGATAATCCGACTATCTACTGGCCATGCATCAAAAATCATCTTTTAAGTCCTCGATCAATAATGAATCGTCTTGGTTGACGCTGTAACTCATCCATGCAATTGTGCGGTCGACCAACCTCAATTGTGCGGATTCAGCCCATGCAGATTCCTTCTCCCAGAAATCGCGATTGTACGGAGCCGCCGCTGCCGCATGATGGCAATACGAGATGTACACATCGAGAGTGTTGTTTATGCGTCGATATAGTTTAGCTAATTCCGCTGCAGACCAGATTATCGCCATCGAAACCAACCCAGCCCCGACGCAAGAAACAGTCCAGCCAGCGCGAACATGATTGCACCAATCGCCATTGTCATCATGTTGGTGATGTCGCCGGTAGTCATCATCCAAATGAAAATACCGAGCATCATGTATCCCAGCGTCCATTGCGTAGCGGAAGAGCGCGTGTTATTTATGCGCTTCATTTCGCCCTCGAGCTTTTCGACGCGCTGGCTTAACCCACGATATCCAAGGTCCGGGTCACCGCCGATGATTGTCTCTAATTTTTTGACTGCCACATTGAGCCGCTCCACCGTATCCACGAGCAGTTCGTCACGCGTCACCGAACATCTCTCCTGATTGTAATCGTGCCTTGCTGCAACGTGGCGACAAAACCGGACGCTAATGTAGCCTCCAGGTCATAAGTCCAAACGCCCAGGCCGATGCTGATAGTTTGAGCCGATGTTACTTCTACTCGACAAGTAGATGCTGACGTCACGGTTCCAGAGATGGCAACGACACTGCTTGCCTGCACGCGCAATGAAATCGTCCCGCTCGTCAATGTGGGCCAGTTTGTTCCGCTAAAAGTCAATGCGCGGCTATCACCATGCTTGTAGTCATCGCCATAAATCAATACGATTGTGCCATCATCTGATACCGGCGACGTGATGGTTACCTGTGCGCTTCCGATTCTTCCCAACGCAACGCCCACGCTTCCGGACACATAAGCGCCCGGCACAGCAGCGGACAAAATATCATTCGTGATTCTCGCTGCTGGGTCTGGCTGTAGTTTGCCAAGCACATCATTCAGATCCACTGTATTGTCAGTGGTCGAAAACACAACAATATAATCGTACAAAATCGGATCGGCGTTAGCTAGCCGATAGATATATACGCCATTACGCGCTTCTGTGGCCGCGGAAGCAGTAACCAATGCGGTTCTGGCGCCTGTCGATAAAGTGACACGGTCAACGTTGACTGTAACCGTCAGCCCGGTATGTCCCGCTTTCTGTTTTGTGAACTGCGCTGAATAAATCAAGTTGGCCATGTCACCTATCCATTATCGATTTTCGCTTGACAATTTAAGCCAGTACACTGCAGCCTCAATCGTAGCTTCGAGCTGCTGCTGATTGATTGCCGGGAATTCTGCAACCAGTCGGTTCAAGACATACGGGAATCGCCCCTCCTTGGGAAGCTTGCCGGACAACCAAAGTTGCTCGGCGGCACTAACGAGCACTTCCGCCGTCTCTGCTGCATCTACGATAGTGCGTGATACCTCAGCTGCGCTTCCAGGTCGATTTTGCCAACCGAACCATAGCACGAGCGCGATAGTCAGAAATCCAGTTACAACTGCCAAAATATCAAATTCGCTCATCTATTCCCTCCATGACATAAAAAAAACAAAATGCACTACAGCAATTGTAGTGCATATCAATCGATAAATTGTCAATCCGTATCAATCAATCCAGTAGCATCCAGCCATCTTGGCTTTGCGCTACCGGTAGCACACGGCTGATTTTCGTCATCATCATCCAGGCGCCAGACCGTGACATCTGAGTGATGTGCGCTATTTGTGCGGTCGTATAATTGCGTCCTCGATTGTTGGCGAGGATCATAACAACTTTTGCGACGCGCTCTGTGGTAATTGTATCGCGGGGGGAACGCTTGCTCATTTTTGCATTGTATCAGAGAAGCTCCACATCATTGCTACTCTGGCGCCCCTCTGCTGATGCGCTGTACTTCTGACGCTATCCTGTCATGCCAAATTATATTCCCTCCGCTTGACAATATAGCGGATACATAATCGTAATCGGAATCGTATCGTGCAGACAGGAATCTGTCACGGTACCTGTACCAAAACTGACGACTAGCAATGATTGATGAGACTCCTATCTGCCCCCGCGGCGGCACTTTGAGCCAAAATGCATGTGAAGGCAGCACGCCCAGCCGGCCATGATCCATCTGAACAACAATAGCATCCACGTTCTCATCGCTATTATTGATTTTACTCGCCACATCTTCGAGTGCATTTTGTGACGTGAGTCGGTCATCATCATCTAGTATCCAGATGTAATCGCCGGTGACATCGACACTGGCCAGCATGGCATTAGCTGCAGGTACGCCGATACCGACCTCATCAACGATCACGGTCTGCTTCCAATTAGTGTATGTGGAAGTAGCCACCGAGCGCTGGTTGACCGCCAGCATTGTAGGACGTCGAAACGCGCGGGTAATAATCTCAAATTGAACCATTGAGCATCCTATGCACAATCAATTCCAAAATCATGGTGTGAATCATTTATACAAAGCAATAGCCACTATCGCATCCGTCGAATAAATATGGTTGATTGTCAGTCAAGGCAACCGCCTCATTCAGAGGAATCATCGCCTTGTGCAGCCAGACGTGTCTATCAAACTGTTGTATTTCATGCTCAAACTCAACTGCTTTCTGAAACTCTTCCGGCTGCTGCTTACGCATATCAGACCACATCAGCGGCGATTGATTAGGACACATCCAGCAACGTGATTTTGGCGGTGTAGGCCAGCCATAAGATTCGACAATAGCGGCACAATTGGCCCGGCTCGTAGGAACCGTTTCGATCAGCGGATAGATATGCCGATACCAATTCAAATTGCTTGGCTTCATCCGTTCGATTTCATCCGTCGAAATGCCCAACCATATATCGCACTCATTGATGTTTTGCTTTCGCAGCCACCGTTTAATGACGTATTGTTTCCACTGGACGCTGCAATAAGTCGGCAGTTTTCCGCCGCTTTTCTGTGACGTAAATGCCGGAATCAGCAGATACTCATCCCTCCATAAATCGACATAACTCAGGTCATGCGGAGCAATTTCCACTGTCAATCCGATTCGATCAAGCGCAGGTTGCACGATTGTGCGCAGGTATTCCCACGTTGACGCAATTTCACGTCCGGTGTCTGCCATCACTATAATATCAGGTTTTGGCAGTTTGCCTTGCAAAATCAATACCGCAATAGCGGCTGTCTGCGTGCCACCTCCGTAACTCCAAACGGTTGTCCTGGTCATAATGTCATTCTCCTGAATTCAGCATCCTATGCACAATCAATTCCAAATGCCTGCATCTGGATTCCAACTCATGCACCTTCTGTTCTAATGATTTTATATCATCATTCACTTTCTTCGGCCAAGGCAGGCATTGATAGTTGGAATCTTCGGGGGAAATACTGACGCTTGGATTCTCGGCGATGGCATCGGCAAATGCTTTTGAATTCATTATTGCATATCCTCGAACAACGATAATCGATTAGCTGGAAGGCAGTGGGGCGAAAACCAAATTCGTTCGCGTTTGTTTTGCGAATTGCGGCCAGCATATCCACTAGGCGCCGACCACGTATGGACTTGCCAACCCTGCGCTTGTAACGATTCGTATTCGACATCGTATCCGCACAGGGCAATTCGTAGCATCGGATTGCTTCCGTTTTGCAGCGCCCAGTCCAGCACATCGGAAGTTACATCCATTTCGGTAGCATACAATTCCGGCTCGCGCACGCCGTGGCTATATGGCGGGTCAAGCAGAATGCCCGTTACGCCTAGCCCGGTCGTCACTGAATCGCCAAGGACTCGATCCCAGTTCCCGCAGGTCACACGAACACGCCTTAGTCGCCTGCTCAAAAAATCAAAATATTCATATAGGTTTTGATTTTGATTGGATATGTGTACTCCCTTCCCCGCATCGCCCAGGTGCGGCAACTGATGCGACAGACGGTGCACTCCCTTCCCCGCATCGCCCAGGTGCGGCAGCTGATGCGACAGACGGTGCACTCCCTGCCCCGCATTGCCCAGGTGCGGCCGCTGATGCGATAGACGGTGCACTCCCTTCACCGCATCGCCCAGGTGCGGCCGCTTTTGGTGCGGACGGTTCGCTGCATCTACCGAAGACGTAAGATCTGATTCACTATCATAATAATACTTAGAATCGCACCAGCCGCTGCCGATCCACATTGCCTGCCCCCAGCACCACCAGCCGGCGATTTTCGCATCATAATAATCCGGATCAGATTTCATCCGCCGGCGAAAATCCTCACGGCCGACCAGCCACAAATGCCTACTGTGCAGATCGGCCTCATTAACTGGCCAATCAGCATAACTGGCAACGAGTTCCGGATTGTTGGCTAGCGCACGCCAAAAATTCGCGACATAACTATCCAGGTCGTTTACGGTTTCGATTTTGGGGATGGATGGCCGTAATAGGAGTACGGCCAGCGACCCAGCGAATGGCTCGACGTAATTTGATACGTCGCCGAGTCGACTCCAAATATCCGCCGCGGCTCGGCTTTTGCCTCCGAACCACGGGAATGGAGCCTTGAGCATCATCGGCTCATCCGCATCACTACTCAAGGTTAGATTCCTTTCTGCAGCGTGCTGCATGCCGCTTCAATGCGGCAGATACAGCGGCTCGTGTGATGCAGAAAATATCGCCTATTTCCTGCATTGAGTAGCCTTGAGCGCGCAATTCGAGCATTCTCTCACTGCGCTCACGCAGGATAGTGTGCTCTCTTACGCCGCCCCGTTTCTGCTTTACTATACCATTGCGGATGTTGGAAACATGGTATCTAATCGAGGATAATAGCCCTCGATTATCGTTGCTGTATGGCATTCCATACAGCAGTTCGAAGGCAACTTTGCATTGCTGCAATTCGCTGCCTTCCGGCCATGCATTAATGGCCGCCTGCGCGGCGGCCTTTAATTCGTTGGTGTTTTTCATTCTTTATTCTCGCTTTCGAAACAATCGCACTTCTTCCCCTCAAGCGCTTCTTCACATTCATTCAGTTGAGCATTGCCTGTGGGCTTTGGCATTTTGCTCCACGCTGCAATGTATGCCGCGTACCACTTTTCATCGTCTACTGAATAATTCATCGTTCGCTCCTTGTGTAGTGGTGCCAGAGCGGGGGGGCTCTGGCGTGATTTTACTTAGCCTTATGTGTTTCGACACGAATACCACCCGGGCATCCTTCCCAGATGGTGATATTGAAGAAACACGAGCGCGTGGCCATCCACTTTGCTTCGTTGCGCGCCTTGCGCAACGTGATGTATATTCCGGGGTATCGTTGCGTAACCCCATTTATGTCTGTAAACGTAATGTGGTAGTTCATTTCTCTCTCCTTACGTGGTGGCGCCCTGCGGGCTGGTTGTTTTCACTTACAGTTATATTCTAGCACACCTTCCATACATTGTCAACAGGCAATTTTGCGAGTCCAGATATCAATTTACTCCCAGGCCATCGAGTAGGATTCGTTGCGAAACAAATCCGGAAGGCCGCTATGGTGCTTGAAGCGCAGGACCTCATCTGCATCCATGCCAAGTTCCGCGGCGATGGCGTCGTCTTGCCAGCCACGACGAATTAGATCTGCGATAATGTCGGTCATAGGCATAATAGCATGCACGCCCCGCGCTCGATTGTGACGAATGGTGGATGCTATGCGGTCTTTGCGGTCTTTGCGATCATTATTGATGATAGTGACTGGCAGGTAGCCATGAATCCGTTTGGCCACTTTATTGTCTTCCTTGCCGACACGACTGCGATGGAAGCCATCGACGACCTCGACTAAATCGCCATTTTCAGAATAACCAACAATCGGTTGCGTGTATCCATCCTGTTGTATGCTCCTTTTTAGCAGTTTCATTTCTGGTGGGGCGACACGGTTTGGATTGTAGTCATTAGCATGTACGTTGCCAGCTGGCAACCATAGCACGCAGTCAACCGGCTCCGCGGCGAATGGGCTGACGGCGTGCAGGGTCTGGCGGATGCGGTTGAGGGCGTCGACCTGCTGCTCGATGGGCAGGGCGGCGATTTCGGCGGCCAGCAGTTCGGAGCGGCTGACAAGGTCGTCCACGGCGGCATCAAACAGGTTCATGAGTCAACTCCTTGCGAAAATAGGTGTACTGCCCGTTGACACGCACGACGGTGAAACCGTGGCGCTCGAAGGTGGATTTGCTGCGGCCGTTGGCGACGCCGTAGACGGTGCGGGCGCCGATGTCGGCGGCCAAGCGCAGGCGAGCCTCGAAGAGTGCGGTGTGCAGGCCATGGTTGCGATGCTCGGGCAGGACGTAGCCGAAGGTCATGACGGTTTCGCCTTTACGCTCCATGCGTTCGGTGTCCAGGCAGCCAAAGGCGATGATATTGCCGCCGGCGTCGGTGGCCATGAGCCAGAGCGAGGTATCGGAGTCGTAGAGCGGTTCGGACAGTTCTTGGGCGATGGAACGGTCAGCGAAGTAGCGGCCCATGCGACAATAGAAGGTGTTGCCGGACTCCGTGCTGCTGTCGAGATAGATGCGGTAGTCGCCGTGTGTTTTGTAGAGTTTCATAGATCCTCGTACTTTCGTTTCAGGTCTTCCAGTTTGCGATACTCGTCCTTGTTGATGCTGAAGGAAAGGTGGCTGCAAAAATAGTCGTTGCGCAGGAGGGCGCGGGCGACCATGCGCCAGGAGCCGCCGAGTTTCTTGGCCTCGAGCTTGGGGTCACTTTCCTCATTGAGATCCTCCCACCCCAGGTTCTTTTGGAACCAGCCGCGGAAAACGTCGATACGGCGGCGGTAGTGGTCGCGCAGGGGCGGCGGCAGGGACTCGAGCAGGAGGTGGCTGTACTCCTTCCAAGTGAGACCGTCCGGCTTCTCGATGCGCTGGAAGGCAAACAACTCAGAACGGCCGTACTTGGCGCCGAAGTTGGCGCCGCCGACGCGCTGGACGATACGGTCCCAGGTTTTCGGTTCCAGATAGTGATACTTGTCGAGATGCTTGCGCGCCTCCATGCTGTAGGGTTCGCAGATGCGCATTTCGTGCAGGCTCATGCCGGCCAGGTACATCATGTCGTAGATGTGGTTGTATGGCACATTGTCGCGGCCGATGTTGGTCCAGATGTCTTCGACGCGCCAGTCGTAGAGAGGATAGAAGTTCCAGCCCTGATCGGCGGACTGGGTTGACCAGGCGATGTCCTGCCAGGTTTTGCGGGCGCCTTTGTGTCCTTGCTTCTTGACGGTGCGGAAGCGGTTGAGGGACTCGTCGGCGCGGATGCCGATGAGGAAGGCAGCGGGGGCGTCCTGGCTATACCACTCGTTGAAAAGCGGGACGAATTCCTCAAAGGTCATGCCGTAGTCGTAGAAGGGGAAATGGTCGTAATCGGCGATGACGCCGGGGCCGGCCGGCAGCGGGCGCACCCAGAGATCCTGCTTGGCGATGTCCCAGGCCGTCCACATGGGGTCATGGAAGCTGGATTCGTTGGACGTGCTGATAGGCAGGGCGATCCAGATGGGGTTGATGCCAGGCAAGCTGAGCATTTCCTCGACGTGGGCAATGGTGGCGTCGTACTGCGCCTCCCAGTCGATGAACATGGCGTCGATGGTGCGGCCGCGGTCCTGTGCGACCTGGTGCGCCAGGTGGAGAAGGACGGTGCTGTCCTTGCCACCGGAAAATGAAACGCAGACGCGCTCGAATCGGTCGAAGATGTAGCCCAGGCGCTCGATCGCGGCGGCGTGGACGTCGATTGGTAATTGCGTTTTCATAGTGCCTCAATCAGTTTGCGTACTTCGGCGCTGCGCTTGTCCTTGACCTGGTCAACCTGGCGCTTGAAGTGCTCGAGCACGCCGGCCTTGTCGGCCAGGGCTTTGGCGATGCGCTCGTCGATACTGCTGTGGCATAGGATGTCGATGTAGTGGACGTTGCGCTCCTGGCCAATGCGATGGCTGCGGTCTTCGGCCTGGATGCGCTCGGCGTACTTGAAACCGTTGCTGTAGAAGATGTGGTAACGCGCTTCGTTGAGCGTGAGACCGTGGCCACCGCTAGCCTGCGTGGCGACGAGGAAACGTGCATCGCAGCGAAAGCGATCAATTTCAGCGTTGCGCTGGGTCTCGGTCAGCCGGCCATGGAATTGGGCGACGCTGTCGGCGCCGTGTTCGGCGGTGAGCAGACCGGTGATCGCGGCGATGGTGCGCAGGTATTTGGACCAGATGACGACCTTGTCGCCGGCTGGAACCTGCGCGATGGTGGCGGCGAAGGCGTCCAGCCTGGTGTGCGGGAAGGTGATGGTTTCGATGACGCCGTCTTCCCGCTTGCGGTTCCAGAAGCCGCAGACGATCTGCTGGAGTGCGGTGAAAAGGCGGAAAATCGTGTAGCTATCGAAATCGCCGTAGTCGTCGATTGACATGAGGATTTCGGTTTTGGCCTGCTCGTACAGCGAGCGCTGGCGTTGCGTCATTTCGTGCCAGCGGGTGGAGTAGGTTTTGGCGGGCAGGTCGAGGCATTCCGCTTTGGTCACTTGATACGTGTATGGCTGCACCTTGGCCGCCAGATAATCAGTATTGTGCGAGGAAACAATCATGCCGGGGTATTTGTCACTGTACTCCAGGTGGTTGTGTGCAAACGTGTAGAAAGATTTGTACCCGAGGATTCTCCAGGACAAAAACCGCATCTGGGCATATAGGTCGACGATGCCCTGCGACAGTGGCGTGCCAGTCATGATTATGCGGAAGCGCGCCTTGGCCCCGAGCTTCGTTATCCTCTGTGTGCGAAGCGAATTGTGGCCCTTTATGTAGCCAGATTCATCGACAACTACCATGCTACGATCATCTATGATCGCATTAGCTGCCAGCACCTGCCTATCGCTACTCGACATAGATTCAATGCCGATGATGTACCAAAATGCCTTTGGCGTTTTTTGTATCGTAGTGCGCGAGCCGAACATGTAGATATCCGACTCGCTCAAATCGGTGTGGCGTAGCAGCTCACGGCGAACCGTTTCCTTCAAACTGACAGGGCAAAAATACGCCACATTGCTGATTCGCAACTGGCGCTGAGCCGCCAGTTCGATCACGACCCGCGTTTTGCCGGTGCCCATGTCCATAAATAATCCGCCGACACGGTACGGCATCAGTTTGGCGACAGCCCGCTTTTGATGATCAAGCAGCGCTGTTGTCGTATTCATCGTCCACCAATTCCCTGTCAATTTCGACAAATTCAGGCGCCTTCAGCGTTGGGCGCTTGCCACTAGCATCAGCCGGCTTCGGTAATGGCGGCACATCTATCACAATAATATCTGCGTTCGTCTGGCGTGCCTTTTCTGCCAATGCCAAAGCCGCATCCGAGACTTCGAATCCATGCGTCTCGGCAAAATCGAGTACTTCCTCGTAGTACTCGCTGCGCACGACTACCGCTGTACCGTCCCAGTGCGCAGACGGAAGACGCGTTACGAGCGCGTACAAATCTTCCGTCTTGGCCCAGGTGAACACGAACCATCCGTCGTATTCACCTTTTGTGTATGCCCGAACATTACGAAACGATTCGGGCTTGTAGCTGACATTCTCTATCAGCTCTGCAATGGCATCATCTACCTGCACGATGAATCCGGCACGAAGCAAATTGTGTGCCAGTTCGGCGGCACGGTGCTGGATGACGGATCGGTCGAACTTCCTCACCCACCTGTTGACCTCCCAGGTGTAGAGGAATTTCTTGCAGACGACTCGCCATTGTTCGTCCTTCTCCGGGAAACGCGCATCGACCACATTACCCACTACGGTAATGTGGCCGATGCTTTTTCCGCGTATTGTTGTCGGCGCAATTATCATTTGCGCCCCAAAATTTTCTTCAGCGCCGTGATGGCGGCGCTGGCCGTGGCGCTATCCACCACGGACTCCTGAATTTCGGAAACACGAGCCGTCAGCTCGTGCCGCCACTCCTCTAAGGAGTGGAGTGTCCATGTATCAATCGTCGTCTCGTCGTCGATCCAGGTCCACTCCTTGAGAGATAGTCGCCTGACTATCTCCATCCTGGCATTTTCCACTTCCACGTCCCGTGTGATGACCGAATCCATTACCCGCATACTGGCGACGGCGTCCACCAGTACTGCTATATATTCCATCTGCTTGGCGGTGGCGGTTGCGCTCATTTTGGTCTCTCCTTTGGTTGCGCCCCGGAGGGCTGGCTGGAATTCACTTACAGTAACATTACAACGACAGAACTGGCTCGCACCAGCTCATCATATCCTCGTTGTACCACCAGGCTTTGATTGCCTGGTACGTGGAAATGACGTCTTCTTCGCTGACTTCGACCAGACTTTTAGGAGATCTGGTGCCGATAGGCACAGCAATCCAGTCGTCGTACTCAATATCGTCCTCATTTTGGACAACTACTCGACGCACCTCATGCCCTGCTGGGCAAGTTTTGATAGCATTGATTCCATCAGCCCCTCCCCATTTGGCGATGAAAAATTCGTCTTCGCTTTCGCTCATCTCGCTGGGCCAGAGTCCACGAATCTCCGTGCGATATTTTAGGATGGACTGCTCGTCCTCATCCGGCGGGAGAGTGTAGTACGGCTCGATATCCTCCTCCACCGTGATGCGCACGATGGTTGCCCCGTCTGAAATTTCTTGGAACTTGCGGATGTGGATGACCCCATCCACATCCTTTTCGGTGACCACAACGGGGCAGCCGTCAAGGTCTTCGAACCGAAACTCCTTTCGGGCTTCTTCCACGGCGGCGGCTCGTGCCGCCTCCATGTCCGAAAATTCCTCTCCGTAGCGATTGATTTTCCGGCTGGAGATCAACCGCTCTTTTTCGAACTCATAAAAAGCCAGCGAAATTTTGAACTCCATCATGCACCTCCTGAGTGCTCCCCTCTGCAGTTGTTTGCGGCTTCGTAGGCCGTGGCGCCGAAAATGTCCATCCGGTCACGGTCATTTTGACCGCCACGGCGTTCTGCCAACATGCTTGCCGCAATGCGAGCGCCGCGCTGGACACGCTCGCTGTGGCTTTCTACCTGCCGACCAGCAGCGCCGGCACGCCATTCGGCGAATGCAGCATTCGCCTCAGTCATAATGTCTTCGATGCTACCGCCATTTGATGCGGCAGCAGCGAGGATGGCCTTTGCTTCTGCGTAGGCTCCGACTTTCTTGTCGGCCGCAGCCGCGTTCAGGAACGCGGTGACTGCCGGATGGTTTCGCTGCCGCTTGGTGGCAGCATCAAATTCCACACCTGTATACTGGCATACTGCGATCATTTTTCTTTCTCCTTTGTGGCGCCCCGGAGGGCTGGTTGCTTTTCACTTACAGTTATATTCTAGCACACTCTTCTGGCGCTGTCAACTATCAATTTCTTTGACAGCGCCAGAGGCACTATTGAGCTATGCTCCGCCGACAGCAGTAGCAAACTACGCTGTCGGTGTGGCCGTCAGGCCGATTTACGCAGAATGGACAGTACCCTCCATCTACAGCCGCCTGCCAGGCGGCTCTTTCGGCATCGGTGCCGTCTCCCCGTGCAATCGCACGGAGGATTCTGGACGCCGCCTCGGCGTCCAGAGCAACCGGGGTATACGTTCCCCGGCTCGGATTCGAGCGCTCGGCCGGCTGTGGCGCAGAGGCATCCTCTCCAGATTCCGACTCGGCCAGCCGGACTGCCGCCGGCCGAGTGTCGCCAGCCCGACGCGGGCCGTGCTGGCGATCGAGGCCGCCTGAATAATAGCCTGCCGCCTCGGCCAGGCTATCTGCCTTGCCGATATTTGAACGGAATATTTTGCTCTTCATATTCTATCTCCTTTGGTTGTGCGACCTGCCTCTTCAGCGCTGGTGGGTCATTTCCAGCGGACGCCTCGGGGGAGGCGTTTCGGCTACTACCGCCGGAGCCCTACGCATCCCACGGGGCGTCCGGCGGCGTCGCGGAGCAGTTCTCCGGGCGCCACAACGTCGGCGCGTTGTGGCCCCCAGGAGCCGAGATGGTCTACGACCATCCCGGAGACGATGTAGAGCACGCCGGGTTGTTCTTCCGGCAACCCCTGCACTCCGATGAGTGCAATCTCCTGGATTGGCACTCCATCCTCCACCCACTCCGTGTCGAGTGGCCGTGTGGCCACTCGAGCTACCGTGCCGCTCGGAGGCACGATAATGGGGCTGATGTCTTCCGCCGAGCGGTAGATGTTCAGGCTGTGCGGGGTTAAATTTACAAACATTTTGGTTTCTCCTTTGGT